GCCACGGCGATGGCCTCATCCAACTCTACTGCTCCCAGCCGTGACAAACTGGATACCCGCCGACAAGGAGCTGCCGAGCAACCCGCGTTGCGTGCTGGCGACGGATGGCGAGGCGCATTTCATCGCCGTCTACCAGTCGGAGTGGTGCGAGGACTTCAAGATCGGTTGGAGCAACGCGCACACCTCCGAGGAGATCGATTCGGTCATCACGCATTGGATGGAACTGCCGGAGGTGCCGGAATGAGCCTGTCCATCCGCCCAAACAAGAACCCGAACCATCACCTGTGGCTCAACAACGGGACGTGGTGGCTGAACGTGGTGGAGCACCGCGAGGATTACACCAAGCAACGCATCCGCCGGCCGCTCGGCACGAAGGACGTGAACCAAGCGCGGCAACTGCGGGATGAGTTGTTGGCCAACTGGAATCGGAAGGAGGCGGCGTGAGTCAGCAACTCGAGCTACTTACGGCGCACCCTGAAGAGCGCCTGTTCCCTTATTGGCGTAGGCGGTTGGCCGATTGGCCTCGGCAGGTCTTTCTTTACCGCAATATGCCGGAAACCTCCGGCTGGTCTATGGCGACTCAAATGATGTGTTTTGCCCGTTGGCTGTTTCAAGCCGGGCAGATGAGCCGCGAGGAGTTTCGGCGCTGGTGGCGCTTTGGGCGGGCCGTGATGCGGAGGGACGCACAATGACCGACAGCAAATTCCTCGCTTGGTGCCGCAACCCGAACAAGCGCAAGCGGCAGGCGTCCAGCTTGCACGGCCAGATCTATGCTTGGGCGTGTATGCTGCGCGATGACGGGATCGGCCACGCCCGCGCCTATCACATCATCCGGCGGATGGTGGATGCGGTGCGCGAGGACAATGGCGGGCGGTTCACGCCTGACCGCGAGATCCTGTCGGCTATCCAATATGCCTATGAAGTGACGCCGAGCACGGGCACCGCCCGGGTGCGGCCGTGGCCGGTGCCGAATAAGACGTTGCAAGCGGAGTGCCGCCGGCTGTCGAAGCGGCGGGAGTGGTCGCTGGAGAAGTTGCGGGAGGCGTCGGCGCTGGATGCTGCGGAGATGGAGAAGACCGCGCCGGAGTGGTTCCTTGGCTCATTGCTGGGCGGCAGCGAGGTGCTGGCCTGCGTGGGGCTCGGGGTGGCGAAGTTCGAGACGGCGGCGATGTCGGCTTTTGCCGGGCAGTTGCGGATGTGGGAGTTCGTCGTGCCGAATGCGATGTCGGCCCTCGAAGGCAAGCGCAAGTCGGACGGCGAGCTTTCCGCGCACACTCTGGACAACACGGGGCCGCGGCAAAACATCGTGGTGGAGTTCGATGACGGTGCCACGCCTGACGAGCAGGCGGCGCGGCACATCTGGCTCTCGGAGTTCCGCGATTTGCGGATGGTGGTCTTCAGCGGCAGCAAGTCGCTGCATGGCTGGTATCGGGCGACGGACGAGGCCGGTGACCGGAAATTTATGGAGGAGGCCGTCCGCCTGGGCGGCGACCCGAAGACTTGGCTCAAGTCGCAGTTCGTGCGGATGCCGAACGGGCAGCGGGAGAACGGGACAATTCAACGAGTGGAGTTTTTCGATGCGTAATGTTCACAAAGCACAACCGGCAGGCTTTCAAGCCTTCAAGGAAACCGAACACATGGATGCGGCGGCCGCCGAGCCGGCCAATGTCCACAAGCTCGAGGTGGCCGATGACGCGCCGGATTCGGATGCGTTGCCGCCTTGGCTGAAGGGCAACGAGCTTTTCGCGCTGAAGGCGCAGACCCCGGGGCTGCTCATCTGCGGGCCGGATGGCGGCGAGGATGGGGCCATTCTGCGGCAACGGCGGAAGCTGGTGATCGGCGGTTCGTCCAAGATGGGTAAGACGTGGACGCTGCTCGATCTGGCGCTGGCCGTGGCGTCGGGGGGCTATTGGCTCGGCAAATTCAAGTGCGAGCAGGGGGCGGTGCTTTATGTGAACCTCGAGCTCGACGGCTCGACGGCCGCGCGCCGCGCCGAGTGGATCGCCACGTTTCGCGGGATCGCGGAGGATGACCGGCTGCCGGCCGAGGTGCATGAGCGTTTTCTGACGTGGAATCTGCGCGGCAAGTGCTACGACCTGACCATCATGCTGTCGGCGGCGCGCAAACGCCTGGCAGAAGTCCCGGGTGGGCTGCGGCTGATCGTGCTGGACCCGATTTACAAGACCTATGGCGGGCGGGACGAGAATGCGGCCGGCGACATGGCCGGGCTGATGCTCGAGCTCGAGCAGTTTGCCGACGAGTGTGGGGCGGCGATTGCCTTTGCTGCGCACTTCAGCAAGGGCAACCAGGCGGGCAAGGAGGCTATGGACCGGATCTCGGGCAGCGGCGTCATGGCGCGCGACCCGGACGCCATCGTGACCTTCACGCCGCACGAGGAGGAGAATTGCTTTGTCTTGGAGGCGAGCTTGCGGGAGTTCGCGCCGATACCGTCCACGGTCTTTGAGTGGGCCGCCCCGGTGCTCAACCCGCGCGATGAGCTCGACCCGGGCAAGCTGCGGCAGGCGGGCAAGGCGGCGATAAGCAAGGCGCCCGAGCGGGCCGAGGCGGTGCGGGCGGCGCTGGTAGCCAATGGGGGTAGTCTGCCGCGCAAGTCGGCCATCACGGCGGCGATCAAGGCCGGTGGCAAGTTCCCGACCGACGGCATGGTCAGGGCTTGGCAGGCGTCGATTGATCGGCAGCCGCAGACATTGGCCGAGGTGGGCGTTGAGGCCGTGGAAACTGGCCCGAATCAGAGCCCGATTTGGCGGCTGAAGACGGCCGATAGCAAAGGATCAAATGACCCGTTTTGAGACACTTTTGCCCGCATACACACCCTTAAGGAGAGTGTGTATGTATGCGAGCGCCCGAAAGACCAAGGACGGACGTGCCTTACGTCCCGTCCGCCCAAGGTCTGAAGGGGCCATCGCACAACCGAACAACAGACGATGAAAAAAAGGAAAATGAGACTGGCCGAACTACGAACAGGCCGACCCATCTTGAGCTACGGCCACCCGGCCGAATGGCTGATCGCGGCTGTGGGCCAAGAGGCGGCTGATGCGGCTGTTCTTTTTGAGGCCAAGTCGGTTGAGACTTGGCCTGATGGGGTGGTGTTGCGGTTGGCGGACGGGAGGGTGGGGTGAGCATTCCCAAAACAATGGACGAAGCCGCCCAGCATTACGGGCGAAGCCCTGTGCGCCCGGTCGGGCCGCGATTGGCGCGCAAGCGCACTAAGGCCAAGCGCGACCGGGCCAAGGCCAAACGGCGCAGACTTATGGCAAAAACAAGCAGACGGAGGAACCGCAGATGATTGACATTCGACGCTGGACCTCAATGGGCGAAAACCCCTTAGACAAGCTGGAAACCAGCTACCGCCCCGACATGGCGGGCGAGATCGACACACTGGCCGACGAGTGGGCCGACGAGCTCGACCTGGTTGAATGGCAGCACAAGGCGCTCGTCCTGCTCATGGCCGAATACCAGATGCGCGAGGCACGGGACGCGGCGAGCAAAATGCTCATTCCCATCCTGACCTATCTGAATGAACCGCGAGGCAACAAGACGTTGCGTTATTACGCCTTCCTGCTCGCGGCCGGCGATACGTCCATAACTTTGGCGCATAGCTATTCGGAACTGGCGCGGAAGATCGGGGTCACGAGGGCCGCGCTGTCCAAGGCCGTCATCGAGATGCAGGACAAGCTGGGGCTCAAGGGGCACAACAACTTTCAAAAGAGTGACGCGGCGCGGGAGAGTTCCCGCAAGGCCGCGCATCGCTCTTGGACAAAACGACACGAAGAGGAGAACACACATGAGCAACCAGATTGAGAAGGCGGCAGCGCAGGCGCTAGCCGAGGACATCAACGCCAAACACGCGGCCATCATGGCCCTAGTGGATGGGGTGAAGGACACGGCGAAGGAGATTGGGGCAATGGCAAACGAGGTGGGCATGGCGCTGACCAGCGCCCGCGACACCATCGGGCCGGCGTTCCAGCATTGGCTGCGGGAGAATGTGACCATTAGCACGGCGGTTGCTGAGAGATACATTCGGCATCATGCCCACTATCACCCTGACCAGTTGTTCTTGCCTGGCTTTAAGATGATCGAGGACAGGGCCAGCGTTCAGGCACAGGCCGCAGCGAACACCGAGGCGACCGGCGAGGGCGATGCCCCCAAGCAAGACGAGCACGCCGACATCGAGGTGCGCGACATCGCGGCGGGCTGGGTCTACGATGCGAGGCGTTGGTTCTCGCAGTTGCTGGTCAAGCTACCGCCCGACAAGATGAGCGAGGCCCAAGTGGTGGAGACGCTGCGTGTGGTCAAGCCGGTGCGCGATGCTATCTATGCTTACGAGCGAAGGCTTCTGGCACTTACGGGGCAGATGCACTCCGAGGAGCAATAGGATGCGCCGGGGCCGCAGCGATGTATCCCGCTTTGACACCCGGCGCGCGGTGTGCAAACACCGAGTCTTCGGGGGTGTCAATTCCGTGGGGCTAACCCCAGCCCAGAGTTTGAGCGGCTTAAATCCTGCGTCACTTGTCACGCAATGATTGGCATCGGACAAAGCTATTCTGGCGAATTGTTGTCTATGCCGTCAGGCACGGTTTCAAAGTGGAGAAAAAGACTCGGCTTGCCCCGACTATGTAATACCGAGGGCCAAGAGCAGTCTTGGAGAAGATCAATTTATCCCATGCGGCCATGCCTTACTTGCCACGCCAAAGCCATGCTGATGCCAAAAGAATCAGCGCGATTAGTCGGATGGGCCGGCAAAGCGCGCGATACGGTGCCAAGGTTCAGGAAGAGGCTTGGCCTTTGGTTGCCCACGACTTCCCAAAGAAACCAAGCAGAGGCAGTGAGGCGCGGCAGGCAAAGAGGATCAGAGCAGTGGAAGGCCACGATTGCTATTAGGTCACAAGTTCAACGCATCAAGCGGGCAGGCAAAGCCGCTGGTGATTATTGCGAGATATTGGGCTGCACGTTTGACCATGCAAAGAAACACATCGAGGCTAAGTTTAAGCAGGGTATGCATTGGCTAAACCACGGGGCATGGCACATTGACCACATTAGGCCGATTGCTTGGTTTGATTTAACTGACCGCCAACAACTTCTTGTTGCTGCTCATTACACAAACCTTCAACCTCTTTGGGCCAAGGAGAACTTGAGCAAGGGGGCTCGGCGCCTGTGAGCAATCTCAATAAGTGTATGCAACATTGGCCGTTGTTGAGATTTGCGAAAGGAATCTCTTTGGAGATCTGACCCCGAGGAGCCTGCGACTACGGGAAAATGCCCCCAAATTTAGCGCGTTTGCTCGTTCTATAGTATACCACCCACCCCTATCGTCTCAATATCACCTTCTGATACTGAGACAGTCGCAATAAACTAAAGTTGACTCCGCGCGGTCTAAAGAATGACCGTCGCGCAACAACTCGCCCAGGCCAAGGCCATCACCATCGGCAGGGTTAGCCAACTCAAGAAGAAGGGCTGCCCGCTAGACACATTAGAGAACGCCGTCGCGTGGTATGAGTCCAACGTGACGGGCAACCGCCGCGCCCGGCTGGCGGTATCGCCGGCCGATTCGCCCAGAGACAACACGGCAGAGGGTCGCGTCGAGCAGGCCCACATGATGGTTGGCAAGAACTACGCTCTCTGGCAGGGAGCCGCCGAGGCCGGTCAGGTGCGCGAAGCCTGCGAGCTTCAAAAGGCTTACTCGCTTTCTTGCAAAGACGCCTCGTTTGCCGAGGGCGAGTTCTTGGAATTTCAGAAACGGGTCGGCGCTCTCATGGAAAAGTCGGCTGTGTTGTCCGCATTTGATGCGGCGTTTGATTCGTGCCTTAAACGCCTGCACAGGGATTACCCCGACGCCGGCAAACTGGTTGCTGATGCGTGTCAGATTTTTTCGGACAAGTTAAAAGCAGCCTGACCGCCGACGATGTAGGCGCGGCCATTGCTCGCAGGGCACAACCGCCGCCGAAACAAGGAGTGGTCGAGTGGGCCGAGGGCAACTTGTCCATCGGCAACACGGCGCACTTGCACGGGCCGTATCGGACGCGGGAGACGCCTTACATCCGCGAGGTCTTGGAGTGTTTCGGTGACGAGTCGGTGAGGCGGTTGTCGCTGGTGTGGGCGGCTCAGACGGCCAAGACCACGGCGATCCTTGCCGGGATGGCCTACCGCCTTGACCAGAACCCAGCGCCCGCGCTCTGGGTCATGCCGTCCGCGCACCTAGCGCGCTCGTTCTCCAAGTCGCGGTGGCTGCCAATGGTCGATAGCTCGGACGCGCTCAAGGCTCACAAGCCCGACAACGCCGACGATCTGACCATCCTCGAGCAGCACTTCAGGGGCATGAGCGTTTACTTTGTCGGGTCCAATAGCCCGGCCAACCTTTCAAGCCGTTCCATCTCGCTCTTGATGATGGACGAAATGGACAAGTTCGCCGCGCAGTCTGGCAAAGAGGCCAGCCCGATCCAGCTTGCCGAGGCGCGCACGACAACCTTTCCGAATCACCTGATCGTTTGCACCTCGACGCCGACCTATGAGAACGGCGCGATTTGGACGGAATGGCTGAAGGGCGACCAAAGGAAATACTTTGTGCCTTGCTTGGGGTGCGGCGAGGCGTGGGCCTTGGAGTGGGAAAACATCAAATGGGACGAGTCGGCCCAGCAAGAGAACGGCTGGAATATGCAGACCGTGGCGGAAACCGCCCGGTGCGTTTGCCCCAAGTGCGGCCACGCCCATGCCGAGCCCGACAAGCGCGAGATGTTGGAGCGCGGGAAATGGCAGGCCACAGACTTCGCCGCCGAGGCCGGGCGCAGAAGCTATTACCTTTCGTCGCTTTATTCGCCTTGGCGCAAATGGTCGGACTTGGCCGTCAAGTTTTTGCAGGACCGCGAGACTGCCGGGGGCTTGCAGGATTTCTTTAACCGAGAGTTGGCCTTGCCCTGGAAGATGGACGGCTCACGCATTACGACCGCCATGATCCGCGAGCGCATCGACGCCTCGCCCAAGTATCTGCTGGGGCAACCGCCGAGTGACGGGGTGCTGGCCCGACTCATGGCCGTGGACGTGCAGCAAACCGAATTGTGGTGGTTGGTTCGCCAACTCAACGAAGACGGGAGTAGCTATCTGGTGCAATACGGGTCTGCCTTGGGGTGGAGCGGGTTGTCAGAGAAGTTCCGCGAGCTTAATTGCAACTGGGGCATTGTGGACGCGGGGTATGCGGCCAAGGCCACATCGGGGGTTTACAACTTTGTCTTCGGGACCGCCGGCAAATTCTGCGCGGCCTTTGGCCGAACCAAGAAGCACAACTCGTCTTTGAAACCGTGGGAGACGGGCGAGCTTCAGATCGACGGCACCCGCACCATCCGCCAAATGCGCTTCGACGCCCTGCTCTGGCAGGAGCGGCTTTACCACGATGTTCTCAGGGATGGCCGCGTGCCGTGGTATCTGCCGCGAGACTTAGCCAAGGACTACGTTTCGCAGATGCAAAACGAGGCGCTGGTAGACGATAAGGACGAAAAGAAGTGGCAGAGATTCGGCCCGAACCACTTGGCCGACTGCGAAAAAATGGCGCTGGTTTACATGGATTGCTTCTTGTCGGCCTTCCGCGCACAAAACGCCACCCCTTGACACAAGCAACGAGGGCATGACCGACGCGGCGATTCTCGCCTCATGCTTTTCTTCTGAGGAACTGTCCGACTTAAAGACGGCCTGCAAATCGCAGATCGTCGCGGGAGGCGCGTCACAGGCATTCGTCGTGTCAAGCAGCGTGGGCGGGCGCTCCGTAACGCTTCAGCAAACCTACAACGCCTGGGAAATGCTCGGCCTCATCGAGACGGCCCTCGCCATCAACGCAGGCAAGATCGGCAACAACAGATGCAGCCGCGCCCAATACGGGGTCTACTGACATGGCAACACTGATCGACAAACTCGCCAAGCAATTCGGCTTTTCCCGCATGGTCGAAGCCGCCAACTGGCGACCGGAAGAACGCGCATGGGTGCAGTCGCAGGCGCAGGACAGCAAGGTGGACATTTCCAATGGCGACCGCGTTCGCCTGCTCGGCCTTTCGCGCAAACTTTTCTACAACAACGCCATCGTCCGCTCGGCCATCCGCGACAAGGCGACCTACTCGGTCGGCTCGGCCATCGCTCCGCAGGCCAACAGCGGCGATCCCGCGTGGGATGATGCCGCCGAAGCGTGGTGGGATAACTGGAGCAAGTCGCCCGAAATTAGCGAGCGCCACGATATGCGCCGGCTGCAAATGCTCGTCTCCGAAGCCATTGACCGTGACGGCGAAATCTTTTGCATCCTGACCAACAAACGCGACGGGATGCCCGCCGTTCAAGTGGTCGAGTCGCACCGCGTAGCCAACCCGCCCGACAAGGCCGACCAGATCATTGACGGCGTAAGTCTCGACCGCTTTGCGCGTCCGCTCGCTTACCATGTGGTCGAGGGCGACACCTTCAGCAACCGCACCAGCCGCCGCATCCAGGCGGATCTGATGCTTCACGTCTACGAACCCGAACGCCCCGACCAAGTGCGCGGTTATCCCGCCGTGGCCGTGGCGCTCAACAACCTCCTCGACCGCGACGAACTTCTGCGTTTCGAGATGCAGGCCGCCAAGATCGGCAGCAGCATCGGCTTGGTAGTGCAGAACGCGCAGGGCGGGGTGGGGGCCGAAGGATTCTTTGGCGACTTGTCCAAGAGCACGGGCGAAAGCCTGACCCGCGAAACGGTTTTCGGCGGCGGCATGATCCCGCGCCTCAAGGCGACCGAGCGCATCGAGTCGTTTATGATGAACCGCCCCAACGAGAAGTTGGACGCGCACCTCGAGCAATACATCCGCGCCGCCGCCCTCGGCCTCGGCCTGCCTTACGAATTTATCTGGGACACCTCCGCTGTTGGTGGCGTGGCCCAGCGTTTCATTATTCAAAAAGCCGCCCGCGCCTTTGCCGCCCGGCAAGACGTTCTTATCTCCTCCTTCCTTGGCAAGCTCTGGAACTACGCGATTGCCAACGCCATGCGCCGCCGCGAACTGCCGCAGAATCCGAACTGGCGCAGCGTGCATTGGCAGACTCCGCGCAGCATCACCGTGGACGTGGGGCGCGAGGCCACCGCTCGGCGCGACGATGTGAAAGCGGGCTTGATGACCCTGGCCGACTTCTTTGGCGAGCAGGGCTTGGATTGGAAGACGGCCATGCAGGAAATCGCCGCCGAGCGCCAGTTTGCCAACGAGCTCGGCATCATTGTCGGCGTCGAGCGCAATGAGGGGGCGACGGTTATCGACCCTGTGCTCCCCGCAGGGGACGGCGGTTCAACTCCGCCCGCCTCCACCCCCGAGCCGCAAGCCGCAGAGTTTTCAGAACGCGCCCGCAAAAAGAAGCGCATCTACAGGCGCAAGAAGACCGAGAAGAAGCCCGACGCTTGACATGACGCCGCCCAAGTATGGCGGCACTCAAGTTTGAAGGAATCAGCGTAGCAACAGTCGGCCCTGCGCTAGGCCACGAAATGTTCGTGGACGATACCACCCTACTTCAAGCGGAGCAGGCTGGCGTGGCCGGTTCCCCGGTCAAGGTTTTCGTGGATCACGACGAGTCGATTGATTCGCTCATCGGCCTTCTCAGCAACTTCCGCATCGAGGAAGACCAACTGCGCGCCGATTTGGAACTGCTTTCGGCTCACCCGCAGGCCGAGTTTTACGCGGAGATTCTTTCTAAAGCGCCTGGCCGCGTTGGATTCAGCATGGCCTTCAGTGGCAAGCCCGAAGAAGTGGGCGACCGCCGTTTTGCCCGCGTCGAAAATCTGGTTTCCGTAGACCTCGTTAGCCGTCCCGCTGCGAACCGCGAGGGCGTGTTCCGCGCCGGCACCGAGCCGTTGGATCGGATGCACAAAGATTTCAAGCATCCAGTTGACACCAGCGCGGAGGGCATGACCGACGTGTCTATCGAAAACAACGAGGCTCAGTTTGATGCCAAAGCCGCCTTCGAGGCTCTTTCTGCAAAACTTGAGGAAGTCATTTCGGCCATCGCCGCCGACAAATCCGAACCCGCCGAAGCTCCCGCCGTTGAGGCCGAGGAAGTGAAAGCCGAGGAGGCCGCGACCGCTGTTGAGAGCGCCGAGCTTTCCGCGCTGTCGGCCAAGGTTGCTGAGTTGGAAATCGCTCTCGCCGCCAAGGGCAGCGAGGCCGTGTCCAGCAACGGTGCCGCTTCCGAAGACCCCGTCGAGCAGTTCAAGGCCGCTTCCGAGGCCAAGGACTGGAAGCGCGTGGCGCAACTCTTTTCCGCGAACAAGGCCGCAATCCTGCGCGCCCGCAACGCCAAGAATTTCTAAGGGCCAACCCCCGACGAAAAACCAACAACAAACCTAAAAACCTAATAATATGGCAAACGTATTCGATTCAGCACTCGTCGTAGCGACGATCTCTGAACAGGTGCAGACGGTGCTCGCCAACCGGTTGGCCCCGCTTCGCATCATGAGCACGGATTTCAGTTCTGAAGTCCGCAAACCCAAGGACACCATTCAGGTGCCCCTCGTCACGGCCACCAGCGCCACGGCGACCAACCCGACCGATTTCACTCCCGCCTCCGACGTTACCGTTGGCAAGGCGACCGTGACGCTCGATCACTACAGCCAGTTCTTCGGCATCACACAGGCCGACCTCGCTCTGGGTCATCGTCTGGAGAACTTGGTTCGTATCAACCTCAACGCTCTGGCCGACAAATTGTTCTCGGTTGCGATCACTCCGATCACAACCGTCAATTTCGGTGCGGCGGTTGTCACGACCACGACCATCACCCCCGGCAGCGGCCATCTGGCGACTCTCTGGAGCTCGATCAGCAAGAGCGACCGCAAGGGGCTGGTTGTCACGCCCGAAATCTACAGCAAGTTGATCCCGACCAACGCCGACTTCCTGCCGCTCCAGAACGGAGCCTACGGATTCGACCAGGGCATCTACTACGCCAACAGCTTCAGCGGTGCAGTCTCGGGCCTCGACGGCTTTGCGATCTGCCCCGAAGCCATCGCCGTGGCCTCGGCCTTACCGGTCATTGATCCGGCGGTTGCTAATCTGCTCTACGTCTCCGACGTTGTGACCATCGACTCGCTCGGCATCAGCGTGATGTATAACATCACCGCATCGCAAGCGACCCGCACCGTTACGGCGTCCGTGGAGTGTATGATGGGAAGCGCGGCTGGCCTCACCAGCGGCACCTGCGCCCTCATTATCTAAGGCTCGTGTGTTCATCCTCCCGGCGGATTGAGTGGCCCGCCGGGAGTTTCACTTAGGGTTTCGACCCAAGGGGTCACGGTTCCACTCGCCGTGGCCCTTCCTTTTTTTAGCGTGGCAAAAATACATCTCGGCATAATTGCGGGCAACGAAGAGGCCATGATTGGCCGCTTCTTGGACAGCTTCCAAGCGCACTTTGATTCCGTTTCGGTTGTTCGCGCCATTGGCAACCAATCGCCCGACAGGACGCTCGACATCGCCAAAGAGCGCGGCTGTATCACAGGCGAATACTGGAATGCGCCCGATAGGCAATGGGAGCACGTCGATAACTTCGCAGCCGCCCGCACGCAAAGCTGGGCGCTGGCACCCGAGGACACCGACTGGTTTATGTGGGCCGATTGTGACGATCTGCTCTCGCCCACCGCCGAAGCCGTCCTGCGCCTAATCCGCGAGGGCGGTGACGCCCAGGGCGATGTGATCTATGCGCCCTACATCGTGGACGCATCGGGCAGCTACGCCCGCCGCGCCCGTCTGGTCAGCAAGAAGCATTATCGCAAGTGGGTCAATGCGGTGCATGAAGACGTTGAGCATGACCCCGAAGCCAAGCTCTCATGGGCAATGGAATTGCAAGTTGTCCATATGCCGGCCAACAACAAGCGTGCCAGCGTGGTCCGCAACCGGCGCATCCTCGAGGCCATTCCCGAGGCCGAGCGCACGGGCCGCGAATGGTGGTTTTTGTTCCGCGAGTGCGAGATGGCGCAAGACATCCCGAAAGCGATGGCTGCCGCCGTGGTTGCCACAGGCCGCGACGATCTGGGCGACGAGGAAAAGTTTTCGGCCTACCAAATGATTGGCCGCTGGATCAAAGACATCGAAGGTTCCGAGCGCCCGCTCCTCGAGGCCGTGCGCCTTATGCCGCATCGGCGCGAAGGCTACGCCGAACTTGCGAAGGCCCACCTAGCGCGCGGGTCCGCTAACAAAGCGTTGGCCTATGTTAAGGCAATGGAAGCGCAGGAAGAACCAAACGAGGCAAGCTGGACGCACGATGCCTCACTCTACGGATGGCGAGCGCATGACCTGAAGTGCCTTGCCCTGGCTAAAAGCGGCAAACCTGACGATGCCGCTCGCATCCGCAAGGCGTATCACAAACGCAACAAGGTCCGCATCGCCATCGGCCATCCGACTTGCCGCCCAGAAAAAGCGATTGCCGTGCGCGAAATGGCCCTAGCAAGGGCCGCAAAGCCCGACCAGGTTGCCTATTACTTCGGCGTGAACGAAGGCGACAGCGCGGTTGTAGAGGCATTACGGCACTATCCGCACGCCGTCTCTCAATCGGTTCCCGAGGGACACGCCTCTGCCGTGGCGAATTACAACGCAGCCGCCCGCGCCGCCGCCGAATCAGGCGCAAAGATTTTCCTCATGCTGCAAGACGATTTGTATGTGCCGCACGGCTGGGACGAGCTGATTGTCCGCGCCTTCGACGGCAACATGGATGCGCCGGCAGTGCTGCACTTGCACGACGGATTCCGCGCAGAAGGCGACCCGCTTATGGTCGCGATGTGCTACAACTGGCGATGGTGGCTCGGGCGCGAGTGGTTGCTCTGCCCTGAATACGACGGCTACTGGTCGGATACGGAATATAGCTTCCGAGCTTACCGCGACACCAAGGTTCTCAACGGGCGGCACATTCAGCTTTACCACGACCACCCGGCATTCACTGGCGCGGAGTCCGACGAAGCCTACCGCCGGCAGCAAAACCCAGAGGCGAATGCCCGAGGCCGCGAGGTCTTTGCTCGCCGCAACGCTGACGCCGTGGCGAAGGGATGGTAACGCTCGACATTCTCATCCCCACGACCGCCGCCCGCACGCAGGCGCTGGCGCGACTCTTGGCCGTCTTGGTCCCGCAAATCGAAGACGAGCCCGCCGCCCGCATCGTAGTGGACCCCGGCAGCGACCGCATCGGCCCGAAGCGCAGGCGCATGATCGAAGAAGCGCGGGCCGAATACATTGTCTTTGTGGATGACGATGACCTAGTCGCCACCAATTACGTTGCCTGCATCATGAGCGCCCTGCAAAGCCAGCCAGACTGCGTAGGCTTGTCCATGTATTTGAAGCGAGACGGCGTTCCCTGGTCACCAAACCCCGTCTTCCGCCACTCGCTCAAATACCGCAAAAACACCGCATGGAGCGGCAACAACCGCACCCCGCACCACCTTTGCCCGGTGCGGCGGGAAATTGCCCTCAAGGCTCGATTTGGGGACCGAGATTATGGCGAGGACTACGACTACGCTTTGGCGATCCTGCCCCACCTCAAAACCGAGGCGATGGCCGCAGAGCATCCGATCTACCTTTACGATTACCGCAGCAAGCCTGCTTGCGGCTGTTGACACCGCTGTAAGCTATTATGGCATTCTCGTCCGTCCCGACGCTCATTTTCGGCAGCACCTTCACCAGCACCGCCACCAACTTCACGGTGCCGCTTTCCGCTTTTGCTGAACTGACCAGCGCCGAGGTCAACGCCTCGACCGGCGACTCGCGGAAGATCATCTACGGAATGCTCGAGCGTTTCTACTCCTATTACAACGCTCTCGCCGCAGAAGACCGCCCGGCCAAAATGACCTTGAGCAAAACGACTTCGGGACTCAACGCGAGCAACGAAGTCACGGTTAACTACGGTTCGCAGTTCACCATCGGCGGCTCGCTCGACGTAGTGGCCGAGTAAGTTTGACTCGCCGCCAGAGGCATGGCGACTCAGCTAGATAACGCGCACATTCTCGGCATTGGCGCGCTTTTGGACGTAGGCGGCGAGACAATCACCATCGCCAGCACCAACTACAGCGCCGTGGTCGGGGAGATCGAGGAGCGCGACGAACTGGCCGAGGGCGGCGTGCGCCAAATTCGCTCGGTGCGTTTTGCCATCAAGCGCAGCGCCATCACCACCGTCCCCGCCATGTGGTCCCGCGTCACCGTTCGCGGGCAAGAGCTTCAAGTTCTCAACGTGTCGCAGGATGCGGTGGTTGTTGAAATCACTGCCGGCGGATTGGCCGAATAGTTATGGCCGCTGTTTCGGCCACCATTGATTTTCGGGAGCTGGGAGATTTGTTCCCCAGGTTGCAAAAGGCTTTCAGTGCCGGCCTTATCAAAACTGTTGACCAGCAGGCTCGACTTCTTGTTCGTAATGGCGACAGCGCCAGCCTTCTAAAGTTCACGCCGCCGCGCGGGATTGATGGCGGCAAAGACATTGGCGATTACGCCGTGGCCCGCGATGTCGCCAAAGTGTTCGCGCAGCGCGGAACGATTACAAACATCCTCCGCAAAACACGGGGTGCATCAACGGCCTTCAACCGATACATCAAAACTGGCGATTACGAAAAAGCCAAAGAGCTGCTCAATGGGCAAGTGTCTGGATCAGTTGAAGTCTCGGGATACACCCGCAACGGCAAACAGGTTAGGGGCTACAGGCAAACGCGAAACATCAGCTCTCTTGGAGACAATCGCCTCGGGCAAATCATTCACATAGCCAACGAGCCGAGCAAAATGCTGCACAAAGCGCGCCGCACCAGTTCTGGCCGCGTAAAGCGCGAGCAATTCCTGCAAGTGGTTCTTAGAAAACCAGCTTACAAACAGTATCTGGAAATGGTGCAAAAGCGCGTGGGCAGCATGAAGGCTGGCTGGCGTTTCGCGGCTCAAGCCCTCGGCGTTTCCTTGCCGCCCTATGTGAACGCGGCCACCAAAAAGAATAACGGATCTTTTGCGACATCGCCGGGAAACGTAGGGCCGTTTGCGCCTTATTGGGTTGAGATGGTCAACAGCACGCCAAACATCAGCAAGATGCTTCCTCAAGGAACCGTTGATTGGCTTGTCGGCGCGCGGCTCAACACGATGGAAGCCGCCATCGCCAAGCGCACCCAAGAAGCCATCGCCGCAACCAAATGATCCACCGAGAGCTAGAATCCTCCTTCGCCACCCGAGTCAGTGCCCTCATTACCGGCACCGCCCTGGCTGGCATCAGCATCCGCCACGGCGTCCCGGAGACCGACTTGTCTTATCCTTGTCTCATCATCACGGCCAGCGGCGCGGAGCTGATTGAGGGCGGCGTCCGCAATGCCTCGCGCATCAACATGGACTTCGCCGTGGTCAGCGCGGCCTCCCAGACGGCCGGCTGGCAGACCACGCACAAGAACCGCGTAGCTGCGCTGGCGAGGATTCTGGACGATACGAACACGAACGCCAGCATCGTAGCCATAAACACCGCACAGTCGGCCTTCACCCTCTACGGCTGGGCCGTTTCCGAGGTCGCCAGCGACACATCGCCAAACCACCAGGGCGACAGCATCCGCATTTCCGTGGTCGCAGGCGACCGCATCGGCAACGCCCAAAGCGGTAAAACCAACGCCACGCCGCAAGATTTCAGCATTCGGCATGAGGTCGAGCAGATCCTGTCCGCGCATCTGGCCTCCGAGTTGCCCGGCTCCGTGACCGCAGCTTACGCAGTGCAGCCCTATTACAACGAGGCAACCGCCGCATCCAGCCGCATCGTTGCCGCATGTCAGGGCGCGAGCAAACCCTTCCCGCAGCTTGACCGCTACATTGCGCAGGCCACCGTCCACGTTATCACTGGCGGCATTGATTCAACGGCCCACGTTGCCGCCGTGCGCGAGGTGCAGGACGCCCTGCGCTCGCTACTGGCGCAAGACTTTACCTCCTCCGAAATCACCGTGGCGGGCCTGCTCGAGGCCAACCATTCCAGCGACAGCGATTCCAACCGCATTACCGACGTTCTTGGCCTGAATCTCTACGCCCAAGTGAACTAGCCGTCAGGTTGACACCGTGCCAGAGGGCATGGCTATTAGCTACGGCACAACCGGTGGTGGAAAAACCACCAGCAAATCTTATGAGTATCTTGCCGTTCAAGACGAAACCGGCGCGGTTCAGGATAACATCCTAAAATATACGCGCACTGAAACGACCGACGAGACAATTGAAGCCACTTTTGGCGCTGGCACAATCAACGGCAACGAAGTGCTCAACGCCACAATTACGGCATCGGTAGACGAAGTGGTGATTGAGGCGGGATCTGCAAATGCACCCCCTCAAAAAGCCCGCTTCTACAACCCGAAACAGGAGTGCAGCGCAACGTTTTTGGGCAGTGCGAATGTTGGCAGCACCTTCAGCTTCGACAGCAAAACCTTCGACACGGTTAGCAGCGAAGTTTCCGAAACCCTCGGCGATGTAAAAAAGGTCACCGTGCGCGGCATCAGTTACACAAACGATGGTCTGGCTGTGGGCGCGGCTTCCGGAGTCATCCGCAAGGAAAAGCGTTTCAGCAACACCGATTTCGTCCGCACCACCTCAACGAGCGTCTCCTTCGGCGGATCTTAGGCCGCGTCCTGAAATATGGACGCCTTGGCCGCAGAAGCGTTCCTGAACGCAGAGCACACCGTTTGCGGGCTGCGGATGCGCCCGCTCTCTCTTGGGCACGCTTTCACGCTTGAGGCCGTAGGATCACCCTTCTATCGGGGCGAACGAGGCACCGAGGCCCAGCTACGCATGGCCGCTTGGATATGTGCCCGCCCCGCCCTTGTGCTGCCCAACATGGACACCTGGCGCTGCCGCCTCTGGAAGCGCGGCAAACTGGATTTCCTAGACGAATGCGCAAAGTGGCAGACCTATGTGGCCGACTATTGTGCCGGTCCGCAAATGTGGAGGCGCCAGCAAAAGGCCGGTGAGGCTCGCGGCGAACCCTCTAAAATCCCTAGCACAATTAACACCGTGGTCAGATTGATGCGCCTTGGCATGAGCGAGCAACAGGCATGGGCCACGCCGATAGGCATGGCGGCGTGGTATGAAGCAGCTTCGTATGAAAACGAAAGCGGCAACCGGCTCGACATCGTAAGCGACAGCGAGCGCGTTTCCATCATTCGGGCCAAGGCCCGCCAAGCGGCAGAGGAGGCGCAAGCCAATGAGTGAAGTAAAAGTCAGGATTACAGCGCAGAATGAAACCCAGACAGGGTTTCAGTCGGTGCTGTCCGATGCCAAGAAGACGGCCTCGGAGGTCAAAAGGACGTTTTCGCAGGCGACCACTGCGCCGCGCGCCATGCAACCGCAGCAGGCAGCGGGAGGCGGCAAGCCATTTTCCTTTGAAGACTTTTACGACGATGCCATCAAAAAAGCCGAGCAGCAGATCGAGGCCAACCTAGCCAAGCGCAAGCAGGCGAGAGAGGCGGCGGCACAGGCTGAGAAGGCGGCAAATGCAGACAGCGGCAACAGCATCATGGGCCTCGCGGGGCGCTTTGCCATGCTGGCAGGGGTGGCTGTAACAGTAGGAAAAGTTATCTCATTGGCGTTCCAAGAAGTCAGCAACGCCTTCAAGCAAGCCGCAGAAATAAGCAAGCAACTTGGTCCCGCCCTACAACAAGCGGGTTCGGCAATGTCTTCGGGCGGTTCTACCGCAGGATTCAAACAGCTAAACGCCCTTGCCGACCAACTGGAAAGAACGCGCAAGGAAACCTTTGGCGACAGCTTTGGCGAGGCGGTGGCAAACGCCGCGCAAGGACGCCCTGGACAACTAGGCGCAAGATTGGCCGACACCGCCCTTTCTCCTTTTGGCATGAGCGGGTCTGCCGAGCTTACCGCGCAAGCAGAACAAGCCCGCAGACAGGCCAGGGAAATGCTTATCGGCTCGCTTGCCAGACAGGCAACAAATGCCGACGCCATGCTGGGCGCGGGGGGCAATCCTGAAGCTATTCGGAGAATGCAAACCGAGCAGCAAAACGCTGCGGAAATTGACCAAGCGCGACAAGCGTTAGACCCAACAGGCGGCGGCAATGAAAATGCCGAACGCGCCATCGCTCTTATCAAAGAACGCCAGGCCGCTGAAGCTAGGCTCACCGAACAAATCAAATCCCGCGCCGCCGCCGATGCCGCCGCCGCCATGCGCGAGCAGAACGCCGAGTCCGGCATGACCAGCGAGCAACGCCTGGCTAAAGAGCAGGCCGCGCTGGCCTCGCTTGATGCCGAGGCCCAGAAGTCTGGCCGCTTTACCAACGAAGCGGCCCTCGAGCGCGAGAAAACCTTGGGGCGCATCGCCGCCCTTGAAAAATCCATCACCGCAGAAAACGAGCGCCAGATCGCCGCGCAAAACGCCGTGTCGGCCCGCGCTGCCGATATGCGCGCGGCCAATGCCGAAACCGCAGCAACGCAAGGAATGTCCGACTCCGAGTTGCTGGCCCGCGAGCAGGGCAAGCTGGCAAAGCTAGACGAGGATGCGATGGGCGCTGGCCGTTACAGCAACGAGGCCATGATCGAGCGCGAGGCCATCACGCAAAGAATCTTGGCGCTGGAGGGACGCATCGCGGCCACCCGAGAGGGCGTGATAAAAGGCATAGAAGAGCAAATTGCCGACCGCCAATTCGCCGGTATGTCGCCCGGCGAGCAGCAAGCACAGCTAGACGCACAACTCGCCGCCTTCGATGCACAAGTCGCGGCTGGCGCGCTTTCGCCCGAGCAGGCCGCGCAGCAGGCCGCGCGGCTGATTCAGATGTCCGACAGCATGAACGGCCAGCAGGGCTTCCAAGGCTCACAAGGCGCATCCGCCTTCCAGCGCATCGGCTTTGCCAGCAACGAGTTTTTCGACACCCGCAAGGCAAAAGACCCCGCAGCGGAGACAGCCAAGGCTGTAAGCGTCCTTAAAAAGATTCAAGAAATTCTCAGTAAAGGCGAACCACTCGTCCTGGCAAACACCAACTCCTAAACCTATGGCACAATTCGACACAGTCGGCAGCGGCATAATCGACAGCGGCGACAAGCGCATTGACCGCAAGGTAGTAATCGCCACGGGCGGGGCTAACCCTACGGCACCCGGCGGCGCGGGACGCCTCACCAACGTCAGCATCACCGCCGAGCCCGGCGGCGTTCGTCGCGGCGTCTTTGAATACACGCAGGGAGGGGCGGGAGACGCCAACTACAATGCTTACGGGAAAAAGATTGAGTTGATGGGCGGAAGCCGCGAGGTGCCGATTATTAACCACCCAAGATTCAAAACTCTAAGCGCCACCCAAGTAAACGCGGTGCAAGGCGAGGTGGACAAACCGCCAGCAAATCGCAAACCATCATTTGATGATGCAGACCAAAACAATCTGTATCAGTGCCTCATTCGCGGCATCGAATACTACATCGCCCCCGCGTTGGTTGCGCGCGTCTCCGAGATAGAAAGCACGCTGCCAAGCGTGGCTGGACTTTGCACCTTGGATGACCCGAGCGGCGTTGGTAGGCCCGGCAACGGACGATGGATTCTGAGCGGCATCAACGCCACGCCTGTCGGGGACAAATACGAGGTCACCCGCGAATACACCTATCTGGAACAGCCCGAGGCCGCCGAGTTCCTCTACGATTAACCCACCGTGGCCCAATTCGACAGCATCCGCTTCCAGCCCAGCCGCCCGCTCCTCAAGGAGGTGAGCGCGGACCGGCTCAACGCGATCTTATCGGAGATCAAAAAGAACCGCCCTCGAGGCGAGCGCGGGATCACGGTGCGGCAGGCCGGGGATGCCACTTACATCGGGCTGGCGGCAAACTTTAAGGGCGGGGGCACGCCGACCGAACCGAAGCCTTGGGACATCTACGTCGAGGAGGCGGAAGAAGGCAGCTACACATTGAAAGTGATCCCCGGCACAATCAGCAACATTCTGGCCGACAACTGGGACGATGAATGGACCGTGGGCGAAGACGAGCTTGCCTACGGCGTGGCAACGATTTCCACCGATGGCAAAAACATAACGGGCATTTCCATTGCCATTACGAGCGAACCACCATCGCAGCAGACACCGCAGAAATTTGCTGTGCAAGAATCTGTGGGGTATTTGTTTGGGCTCTTTATCAATGGGGCTAGTTACAATCTGATTGGCGGAGAAATCTTTCTCTATCCGCGGCTGCGCCTAGTCACCAGCGCCGAGCCTGCTGCCGCGCCAGGACAAAGCCCGTTTGATCTTTGGTATGAGTTGGGAACTTAGTTCTTAACGCCATGATTGTATGGACTACGGCTAGGGAAGTGGAGTTTGAGAAGGTTTGTTCATTGTCCACGCAAGACGGAGCGTTTTATAGCAGCGCAGGAACAACCCAAAACCAGACAGGAACAACGACATATTTTACGTTTTCCAACACTTACGAACAGATCGACTTCACAAACTTGGTTTATGTGACATTGACCACAACGGGTTCTGGCGAAACCATATTTGCGCCGAGCGGCCAAAAACAAACAACAACAACCGCCTTGGCCGGCGGCAACTTGGCGGTGTCCTCAAGCTCCGCTTTGCAAATATCGCAATGGACGACGTCGGTAGATACCCAAGACAACACGATCTTTGTAACAACCCCAAGCGCGGGCTCTGCCTTTTTTACATCAGCCGCAGGCCCAAACACACAGACTTCGGCAGTAACAACATTTGACGGGGAGTCGGCGTTCTGGGTGTTTCATGTTTTCGATACGATTGCCCAGGCGCAAAGCAACGAAGTTCTTTACACGCTCTCTGGCAGTGCCCAATACAGCGAGCCTCTAACCGACCACGCCATTACCACGACAAGGGCAACTATTTCGGCAGATGCTTCAGCCATAGCCCTTTCTTACGCTACGCTGTCGGATGTCCAATTTATTGCCTCTAGCAACTCCACAGAAAGCACAACCTTTGCTGGCAGCGAGCCATCGATTTACAGCGTTACAGCCAACCAGTTCTTGTTTGCCGCGCCAGGTTCATCTGTTTTGCGAACATTTGAACGCCCTCGCAAAACAGAGGGGGAAGTAAACTATGTGTTGAGCGAACAGCCCGCTCTTTCCCATTTTGGAAATACCGTTACAAGAGCAACAATAACCAAGTCAACAGTTGCCGCCACATTTAGCGATGTCGCGGGCGGCGAAACGTGGGAAGAAACGGATTACTCTTACGGGACAACATCATTCACTACCAGCATTGCCAATGTTGAATTTGAAACTTCTTGTAACGGAAACACCACAGAGTTTCGGCCAATTTTGGGCGCTCGCTCCAAGATTGCGCCAGTTCCCTCGATGACGGTCTTTGGCATTTACGGTGTGGCGATAGGCGACGCTCTTGGCTTTGAGTATGTTGGAAATGGGTTTGTTCCAGTGTCAGACCTTGAAACTGTTGAATTTGGATTGGCCGGGCCAATCATAGCCACCAACGGGAGGTTCCCGAATGTTGTTACAATACTTCCTATCACCACCGAGGATACCAGAGGACTAACCCAAAACAGCGGAAGCATAACCTTCAGTTCAACAACTCAAACAGCAACGCAGAGCGAACTAACAACCATAAGCGCGGTCGTTACAGTCGATGGCGAGACATGGTCACAGCCAGCAAGGATTAGGGCCAATCTGCTCGGCGGAAATCTGGGGCAAAGCGAAACGGCCCAGATAGCCATAAAACGCGGACTGTATAAAAACCAAGAAGGCCAAACTTCGTGGTTCGACGGAAGCTATGAGTCATGGATCGGGACCAAGGAAACCACTTACTGGTATCCCATTAGCTACCTAGAGCCTGCATTCCAGAACGGCGCGGAAAACTTTCCGGTTTGGACCGCGCCGCGCAACGAAACGACATGGCCTAGTTTTTCCTATATGCCTTGACACAGCCGCCACCGCCGAGTGGTAGCCATAGCAACATACGCGACCAAGTCGTATTTCCACGTTTGGCCGCAGTTTCTTCGCCGCATCGCCGCCGCCGCCGGCCACCACGCGGAGGCGCATTTTATCCTGGCAACGGACGAAAGCGAGGAAGGCAAAAATGCAGTCGAAGCCGCCCGCCACGAACTGCCCGAGGGGTGGCGCATCGCCGCGATTACCCTGCCGCTCGATGACGGCGGGACCGAGGGCAAGGATTACAAGGTCGAGGCCCAGATGCGGATTGCCGCCTTGCAGGGGGCCGCGTTTGCCCTGGCGAGGAAGATCCGCGCCACGGCGCTGTGGTCGGTGGAATCGGACAACCTTGTGCCGCCGGATGCCCTGCGGGTCGCGGAATGGGCGCTCGCCATGCCGACTGAGGACGGATCGCCTTTCTACCACATTGCCGCAGTGACCTACCCGAACGGGCTTTTTCTCGGGGGCAACGGCACGCCGCAGAACCCGATTGCCGAGGATTTCAACGAGAAGGAGCGCCGGCTGCCTCCGCGACTTGTGCGGGCGCTGGAAGCCTGCCGCGAAAGGCTGAAGGACTGCAAAGACAAGACCGTGGGCGAGCGTGAGGGCAAGCGCCTCGGACGCCTGCGAGAGCGGGTCAAGAAATGCCCGCCAGACGGCAACGTCTTTGAGGTCAGCGGCAAGCACGGATGGCGGCGGCGCGGCTGGATGGACTTTGCCTATCCCGGCATCGGGCGCGGGGCCATCGTGCCGAGCGATTGGTGCGGCCTGGGCTGCACGCTCATGTCCGCGCGGGCGCTGGCGCTTGCCACTTTTGAAGGCTACGACGGCAGGGGAACCCAAGACCTTTTCCTGTGCTGGCACCGATGGCATCCCGCCGGCCTACGGATCGCGGCCATCCCGCATTGTGCCGCCGACCATGTGAAGCGCGACAAAGACGGTAAGATCGTCCACCACCGCGCCTATCACGAAACCGAGGGCGAATACCGAGGTCACCTTCGCCAGCGGCAGCAGACATGGATGCCATGCTGACGCTTTGACACAGAGGGCGAGGGCAAGGCCATGCGCGTATATATTTCTCTGGATAGTCGAGCCTTCGTGGTTTCTCCAACTCTGTTGCAGGAGGTTTCCACGCTCTATTTCACGCGCCGCGACAACACGCCGGTCGAGGTGCAGTTCGTCCGCAATGGGGCCGTGGTTGAGCTGGCCGCCGGGGCGATCGGTAAGATGGGACTTAAATCCACCTACGCGGGAAACTTTTTGGCCTACGCGGGAAACTGGGTCAAAACCGGCACCGGCACAAGCGCGGTCTATACGTTTTCGCTCAACATGACCTCGGCCAACATTGATGCGTTGTTCCCCGCCGACACGGAAGACTCGGTCAGTTGCAAGGTGGAGGTTGAGTGGCAGGAGAGCGGCAACACCTCCAGCACCCTGCCGAGTTCGGCCATCATCTACAACGATGTGATCCGTGGCACCGAGTCGGTGCTGACCAGCGTCACCACGCTTTCCTCCTTCAACCTAGCCTCGGCCAATTACACCTGGACAATTTCCATTGGGGATGACGGGGCTTTGTCCGCGCTTAGAAACTGACTCATGAAACACCTTCTCTTTATCATTGTCCTCGCCATCCTCTGCGCGGCCACCAGCTTCGGGCAGACGATCAAGACGCTGGGCTTTAATACCACCAACGGCCAAGTGGTCGCCAACACGGGGACGAATGTGCTGACGTTTACGAATCCTGTAAATTTTGGTGGCGATATGGTGATTAGCAACTCTTTTGTCACTTACGGGTCTGCATCTATCGATCTTGAAGAGGCGCAGTTGGAAATCTTAGGAAGCTCAGTATTTCAGTGGAGCGATGTTGAATTAACTGCCAGCGTTCCTTTGGCGTTTAACAACACAACTAACGCCGCCACCACCCGCGCATCGCTCGGCTTCTCCACCAACCTCAACACTTTGTGGACTTCGACCAACTCCAGCAATGCGCGGAGTGCGGTCGGCCTCGGCGCAACGTGGCTCACCAACACAAACGTCACGAATTTTCGGACAGCGATTGGGTTGGGGGCATCAAATGAGGTCACGCTTGAGGCCATTGTTGGGGGCTCTAGATCAATTAATGTGGTAAACGGCGAATTTATGGGGGCTTGGTATTTTGATGACTCAGTTAGCTTCGGTGCGCCAAATGTTGTCCGCACCAACGTCGGCCTCCCACTCGCCGCCCTCACCAACACTAGCAACGTCACGGCGATGAGGGCGCTGTCTGGATCGACTAATACCAACCACCCGTTCAGCGGATCGGTTGCGTTGACCAACACGAACACGCTCGTTTTCTCCAACGGCATTCTTCAGTCAGTGCAATGAGCGACTCCGAACGCCGCAGTGTAAACATTGCCCTGGCCTCTTTCGCCGTGGTGCTGCTCATCCAGACTGTTGCCGTGGTCTGGTGGGCCGCGACATTACAGGCCGAAGTCAGCAACCAAGCCGAAACTCTTGACGCCCTCTCCCCGCGCGTAGAGCGGCTTGAGGCAGATTATTGGCGCAGAGGAGGGAATACAAAATGAGCGCCGTTGCCTCGCACGACCTCACCATTCCGCAGGGAAGCAGTTGGACTCAACGCATGACCTACAAAAGCGGCTCACCCGCCGCGCTGGTCAACCTGACGAGCTACACGGCGCGGATGCAGGCCCGCACATCTTACAGCGCCGCCTCGCCATCGCTAACGCTTACCACAGAAAACGGACGCATTGCCCTTGGCGGCGCAGCTGGAACGATTGATCTTTCCATTACGGCCACAGACACCGCCGCTCTGGCCGCTGGGCGCTATGTTTACGATCTTGAACTCGTCAGCGCAGGCGGATTGGTGAAGCGGCTTGTTGAGGGCGTGCTGACAGTTTCCCCGGAGGTGACTCGCTAACATGGGCGACACAATCGAAATCATCGAGCAAGTCGCTACCGTGCTTGAAGTGGCTGGCCCGGCAGGCCCACAAGGCCCGCAAGGCGCAACGGGCAGCGGTCTGGGCACGCTCACCACCCAAGGCGACACTCTCTATCAAGGCGCTTCAGCCGCGCAACGCCTGCCCATCGGCACGGCAGGCCAAATTCTAAAGGTCAACAGCGGCGGCACGGCCCCCGAATGGGGCGCAGCCCCGGCGTCGGGCGTGTCTTCGGTCAATGGCGAGACGGGCACCGTTATTCTCGACGGCTCCGAAATCGACACCAGCGGCAACGACGATTCGGCGGCTTTTTTCACCTACGAATTTGCAGACGGCAACGGGATTTACTACCCGATACCCGACAGCACGCTTAACAGCAAACGGGTCTATCGCACAACCACGGGCCATTATGTTTTCTTTCAGAGTCTTCGCTGGCATATCACGGATGGCTCGCCAAATACGCAAAACATCATTGAATCCAGCGAAGATGACAACGCTGCGTGGCCTTGGCTGTCCGCTTGGGATGGCTCAATAGAAAAAGCCAAGCTGTCCACGGTTGTGGGCCGCGCCCGAAGCACGTTCCTTTTCGTTGGCGACAGCGTGCCTAACACCAGCGTGAGCGGACTTGGCACCGCCGCCACCGCAGACAGCACCGCATTTGCCGCCGCCTCCCACACCCACGGCAACCTAACCAACGACGGCAAAGTCGGCACCACCGCCAACCTCCCGCTCAAAACAGGCACAAGCGGCGTCATCGAGGCGGGTTCTTTCGGCACGGCGGCAGGGAGCTTTTGCGCTGGCGACGATGCGCGGTTGAGCGATGCGAGGACGCCAAGCAGCACCCTCGCCCACAAAGCATCTCACGCTACAGGCGGCACGGATGCGCTGGCTCCGAGTGATATTGGGGCGCAGTCGTTGTTTACTACAGGTTCTATTACTGGAGCAACCACGCTATCGGCAGGACGCGCTCGCATATTTGATGTCAGTAATTTTGGCAGTGCTTTCGATATTGTTTTGCCAATCACTGGGTCTCAAAACGGAGACATTGTTGTTTTTAGAACGACTAATCTTGTAAACGCGACAGTCACGATTAAATACGTTGATGACCCTTCTAACATAACTATTGGAACGCTTACGGCGGTTGGGCAACAGCTTCGTTTCAACTACAGGTCTGTCGCTGAAGATTGGATTCTTGTTGCCGTCGATACCCACACCCACGCCGTCGCAGACGTAACAGGCGCAGCCGCCTCTGGCTCCATCACCGCATCGGGCCTCACCCAAGCCACCGCAAGAATTTTAGGCCGCACGACCGCCAGCACAGGGGCCGTCGAGGAAATCCAAATCGGCGCGGGCCTTTCGCTGTCGGCGGGGGAGTTGTCTTCCACCGTCAGCGCGGGCATCCCAGCCACCATCGTGGACGCCAAAGGCGACCTCATCGTGGGCAGCGCCGATAATACGGCGGCAAGGCTCCCCGTGGGCGGCACGAACGGCCATGTGTTGACAGTCGATTCGGCTGAGACTTTGGGAGTGAAGTGGGCGGCGGCGGCAGGCGGTGTCTCTGGCGTTGATAGCACCACCGCCGATGTCTTCAGCGTGTCGGGCAGCAATCTGGTTGCCGACGATGGCGGCACTGTCGATTCGGCTGATCCGTTTGTTAAGTGGGACGATACAAACGGCAAGCTCGTCTATGCCAACCCGCTCTCGCGGCCAAGTGGGGCTTTCTATGTCGGGCTGGCTCCGACAACCACCGCCCTCGGAACAAACTCGGTTAACATACAGTCTGGCCGCGACAATGCCGCGCACGTTGCAAAGGATGCAAGCTCGGTGTGTGTGGGTTATGGCGCGAGAAGCACTTCGGGGAACGCCACCGCAGTGGGCCATCAAGCGTCTGGAGCAAATGGAACAGCAGCCATTGGCGGATCAACTACAGCTTCTAATGACTCTGTTGCTTTGGGTTTTTCAGCAAATAGCACAACAAATGCAACGGCCTTGGGGCGCTCTGCCAATGCTTCGGGTTTTGCTGCTATAAGCATTGGCTACTTAAACGTATCTTCGGCAACAGACTCCGTTTCTATCGGAGCATCAATTAATAATTCTCTTCGCGGATCTTTTCTTACACGCACATTTGGCGCTGTCTACTGGGGCGGCCAAACCACCAACGCCACCCCGCTAATACTCAATCTAGATGCAACGGCCACTTCGCGCTTCACCATCGCCGCCTCCACCGCCTTGGCCGTAGACATCTTGCTCGTCGCCCGCCGCTCCGACACGCAGGACAAATGGCTCGTTGCCCGCCGCTTCCTCGGCATCCGCCGCGATGGCTCAAACAACACCTCGCTCATCGGCAGCGTGCAGACTCTCGGCACAGACCAAAGCGCAGGCTCGCCATCGTGGACATTTGCGCTGACCGCCGACGATACCAACGAAGCCTTGCAACTGGAAGTCACGGGTGCGGCCTCCGAAACGATCCAATGGCGGGCCACCGCTTTCTACCGCGTAGTGTAATATGAACACCGAAACCATCTACAACGTCCTCTTAGCCGAACCCCGCAGCATAGACGGCAAGACATGGCACGGCCTGTCCTACCAGCTACAACGCGACAGCGAGACGGGCGAGGTGGAGGTGGTCGAGGTGGGCTGGCCGACACGATTGACCCTGTGGGCGACTGACGGCCCTGTGCTGGAAGACTTGGACGAGGCCACGGTCAAAGCTGCCATCGAAGCCGCGCTGCCTGTGGATGAGGGCTATGTGATCCCGCCGCCGCCAACTCCGTATGTGGAGACGTTCACGGCAGAGCAAGTGGTCGCCAAGTATTTCTCGGCCTACCAAATCGCCGCCTTGCAACGCCTTGAAATGGCCCTCCTCCAAGCAGGCAAGCCCCTCGGCCCGAAGATGTCGGCCTGCAAGACATGGCTGGAAAGCGTGATGCTTGCGTGGGCCGCAAACCCGACACCCGCACCAGCGGAGTCTTTCGGCGTGCCGCAGGCGAGCTTTGCGGAGGCGAGTGCGGAGGCCGTCACCGACCTCGCTGGGTAGGCTTTGACACCCCGCCGAGGGCATGGTCACCACGATCCTCGCTAGACTCAAAGAACGCAGCACATGGGCCGGACTCGCTACGCTCACGGCGGCGGTCGGCTGGAAACTCGACCCGGAGCAATGGAGCGCCATTGCCGCCGCCGCTATTGCTGCCATCTCGCTCTACGAAGTTTTTCGCCGGGAGAAGTGACAATGCGCTTTGCCGCGCTAGTGCTTGCGCTGCTCGCCACGGGTTGCGCCTCAATGCCTCAAATGAATGGCGACAGCCTTTCGCTCGGAAAAAGCGGATGGCAAATGTCTGGGGGCGCGGACTTCGACAAGAAGGTTTGGTTCGTCATGTTCTGGCGTCCTTGGGGCAAGTCGGAAACTGACGCGGCGGCGGTTGCCGACAAAATCGTCCTGCCGTGAAAGCGTGGTGGCTGCGCGCTGCGTTCACGCGCAAGCCCGCGCCATCTGACACGCGGCCCTTCTTCACGCGCCTCTTCACCTCGATCCGCCTCGTGGTCAAAGGGACGTGCAAAAAAGGCATCACATTCATCGGCGTCCGGGGCGGGACGGACTTTTAGAAAATGAAAGCACTCATCACATGGTTCAGTCGTTTATTCGCGGCCTCTCCAAATGGCCCACTGCCGACCTCGCAGAACTCCTCCTCAGTATCAAAAGCATCCTCGACGCACGCGCCGAGCACCACGACAAAGGTGGTGGAGTCGAAGCCGAGCGCCGCGTGGCAAGCCGATCCGAGAAGTGAAAAAAACTTGGCAACCGTTCAGCCACAGCTTCAGCGGCTAGGCCGCGAGCTTTTGCGCCGTCTCGCTGCCGAAGGCTTAACTTTCAAGGTCATCCAAGGCCGCAGGACGCCAGCGCAACAGGCCGCGCTTTATGCCAAAGGCCGCACGGCTCCGGGGCCGAAGGTGACTTGGACGCTAAAGTCTCGACACCTCACAGGCCGCGCCATCGACATTGCTTTGTTCAGCGGCAAGAACGTGGTCTGGGAATCCAAGCACTACACTCGCGCTGGCGAGATTGGCGAGCAGCTTGGCCTTGTATGGGGCGGGCGCTGGCGCGGCGGCAAGACGGATCGACCGCACTTTGAGTTGCCCGCCTAATCGGCACGGCGATTGCTTTTGTTATTACGAAGATGAAAGGAGGACACCTATGCACCGATCTACCGACAGCGGCCTTGTCTATGGCCCTTACGGAGCAGTCGGCTACGTCGAGCGGCACGCGCCGAGTTTCCCTGCGGGGAAGTTCAGCTTGTGGCGTTTGGTCAGACGTTTGCTGACGCTCATGGCCTAATACGTCGATGCCATCGACACGTTTTTCGGACGTGTCGAAAAAGCAGTCATTCGTATGCACGTTGCAGACGATGCGGATAGAAAACGCATTAGTTGTGAACAAGTAGTGCAGGGGAGGGGGCAATTTGTCCCCGCCCTTAACCCGTGGATTTCGACGGGATTGCAAACCCATCGGATTCGATGGGATTAGCGCCACCCCAAGGCAATCGCCATGAAGCCCGCGTTGGCGCAGGCATAGAACAGAAAGCAAGTTCCGAGGGCTGGCTGGCCTTGGCTCCAGAATCCGTAGGCCGTCCACAAGTAGCAGGCGGTGGTGATGACGAGGGGCCAGAAGGTCATTTGTCCCGCCTGTGCTGGCCGATGCTGATCTTCCCATCGCAGAAGGTATTGGCGAGCCAGCGCGCGACAACCGAAACCAACCGCTCATGGTCGCGGACATGGGTTTCGTCAGCGCACACGAAGTTCACATGGGCAAGCTCGTGCGCGACGATGCCGAGCAGGTTGTCTTTCACGGCCTTCGGGTGGAAGTAAATGGTTCGTTTCTTGTAGACCACGCACCCCTCACATAATTCCCGATCCGGGGGCCGCTCAACGCGCACCGTCCACCACTCGCCGTCTAGCTTGAAGCGCAGCGTGGGGCGCTTGACTGACTTTTTTGCTAATCGTTTGCTCATTGTAGCAGTCGATAATGCGGCACGGGATAAACGCCGCGCCCGGTCATTATGCGGAAACGGCGCATCTCGGCTTTGCCTTGGCGCACGAAGTCCCGCATTCGCCCGCTTACCGTGACGGGCCTGCGCTGCGTCTGGTCGGCCAAATCGGCCACCGTGAACCAGCCGGCGGGCACGGCCTCGGCGGCAATGCAGGGCTCGGCTAAGGCAGCGCACCAGGCGGCGAGGTCGGCGTCTGAGCCGATTGCTTTGGGTTTGCGGCTCATAGGGGCAGGCGGTAGTGGGGGGAAAGCGTCAGCACGTTCACGGTGCAGCCGGTGCCGTCAGGCAAATATTCGCCATAAGCCAGGCCATGCCTCCAAGCGCACGTTGCGCGCCTCGAGGCCGCGTATTCCATGTCGAGACGGGTGAGGCACCCGATGTTGTAGCCGATGGCGTCTGCGTGCGTCCTAGCGGCTTCTACGGCAATTCTGTGCGTGTGGCCGAATACGCAGTGGGTGCCGATGGTTTCCGCCGTGTCGCGGGCGGCTGAGACGTTGAAGAGAGCGCCGTGGAGAAATGCTGTGCCGCCTAAGTGGCGGACCGATTCCCGCAGAATGCCGCGATAGGGGACGATCGTGGTTTTGTATTTGGCGAGGCCGTCGTGCATCTTCGCCATCACCTGAGAGGCGGCATAGGCGACGATCTGGTTGCCGCTGTGAGTTAGGGCGACAGCGCGGGCCTCATGGTTCCCGTGGAAATAGATAGTCGGGCGGATCTCATGTAGGAATGAAAGGCCAGAGAGCAAATCGTCCATGAGCGACTGAGCGCGGTCTGGCTCATCAGGATCGCGCCTGGCACCGGCTCGCAGACAGGCTAAGTCGATGGCATCGCCAAGGTGCAGGCGCTGCTCGGGTTTCCAGCGATCAATAAAAGTCAGCGCGGCCTCGCGGGCTTTGGGGTCGATGTCGGACCCATGTGAACAAGTCAGGGCTACCCATCTTTTCCACTTTCGGGTGATCGTCGCCACGCATGGGCGAACGAGGTGTCAAAGCGTGACATAGAAAAAACGCCAATGTTGGCAATCATTGGCAGGGCTTTTGTAAGTGCCTGACCACTAGCAGCGAACCCTCCCCTCGAAATCGAGCGTTGGGTTAAACCAACCGTGGGTTCGAATCCCACCCCTTCCGCCACTTTACAGAGTAAAAGCCGCACAGGCTTAGACACTTACGCCGCTCCAGTGTTCTTGCTTGTCGCGGCTTTTCGTTTGCCAAAGTTGGCAATAAAGGCTAGGTTTTTGGCAATTATGGCAATGGGGCGCAACATTAACCCCGTCAGATTCCGAGTGCGAAAGTCAGCTTGGAACAAATCAAACCCGTGGTGCTGCGACTTCTTTGCCCACGGCCAAAGGGTGCGACATTTCTTTCCATCCGAGGAATTAGCCTGGTCGGAAGGGGCCAAACTCACCGCGAGAGTGACGGAGAAGGGGATGCAATCGCTTCACAATCCCGATGGCCTGACGGTCAAGGCGGCGCTGCGAATGTTCGTAAACGAGGCCGATCCGAAAAGCTCTAGCCACGAGGAAAAGCTCGCCATCTTTGAGAAGGCATTCGGCAAAGCATTTAGCGGGGCAGTGGGCGACATCGAGGCCGTGGCGCTGCGGCGCTGGATCAAGGGCCGCTCGGCCAACACCAATACCCAAGCCATGTATTTCCGCTACGCGCGGATGTTTTTTGGCTACCTAGCCAGCAACCGCCTTATCCCGCACGATCCGATTACAGCGGTTCCCGCGCCCAAGACTAAGCCAGGGCGAAACATCCTTACGCCAGGGCAAATGTCGGCCCTGCTTAAGCTCGAGCTTCCCGACCATGTGCGCGCCTTGCTGCTGCTTGGGGGCTTTGCTGGGCTGCGGACTGAGGAGGTGGAGCGGATGGAGTGGGGCCACGTAAATACTAAATCGGGGCAGATCCACGTCCCGCCCGGCGCAATGAAGGATTCGGGCGGATTCGACCAGCGCATCGTGGACTTTACCGAGCCGCTACGACGGCGCAAGACGTGGCTTGCCAAGCAATCGGGTAAGATTATCGCCGTGGCCTCGGAAACCCTGCACACGCACCGACGGCGGGCCTGTGCGCCCGTGCTGGCCGAATGGCCCGACAATGCCCTGCGGCACAGTTTCGCCACCTACCATTTGAGCAGGGCCAAGAACGCGGGGCTGACGGCCTACCAAATGGGGCATACCTCGGCGGCGATGGTGCAGAAGGTGTATGCTGTGCCAGCCGCCCTTGCCGATTGGCGGGCGTGGTGGAAGATATAGCAATGCCTAACCAAAGAGCGGCCAACGTGAAGCGCACCACGATCACCGTGGGGAAAGAGCTTTATGCCTGGGCAATGGCAGAGGCGCGCAGGCGCGGCCTCGATGATTTTTCGACTTTCGTTCGCACCCTTATTGCGGCGGAACGGAACAGAGAAAGGCGCAAACATGAAAAAGACGATCCAACTTGACGAGCAGACCACCCGGCTGATTGACGAGGCACGAGGCACTCTTTCCCGCTCAGAATATATCGACAGGCTATTAAAAAAGCACCAAGGTGTCACACTCCCTCACACGCCGAAAGTAGATTGCCAAAAACGAAAACCCAAATAGCCGGGGCGTTGGTCAGTAAATGTCCTTCCCCCCATGCTCAAATGGAAGGGAATGAAAACCACATATTATCTCTTAACGGCGCTTTTTTACGGAACTCTTGGCCTTGGACAGCTTTGCCTTGGCCGAACTCTCAAGGCTCTCGCCCGACTGCTCTAGCCACGCCTTAAATAACTGGCGAGCCACGGCGCTCATGGTCTTGCCCTGTTTTGCCGCCTCGCGCTTGGACAACTTGATCATGTCGCTTGGCAGCGAAATTCCTGCCGACTTGGACACCTTGTCGGGCTTTTGCTTTGGGTAAGCCATGCGCTTAACGTAGGTGAAATGGCAATTCTTGTCAATTTTTGGGGTATAGGCTGAACACCCCATTTTTCGACTTGCCAAGGCTTGGTAAGTCTTGCTAATTCTTGGCGCATGGCACGGAAATCCATCGCACCAAGCAAGCGAGCGAAGAGCGCAGGCATCTCGCTGCCGCCCGACATGATCCGCGCTGCGCGCAAGGCGGCATTTCAAAAAGGTCTAAGCCTTTCAGCGTTTGTGCGCGCCATGCTCGCCAGAGAACTCGGAGAAGCGACATGAGCAACGCCGACCACATCATTCGCCCCGAGGAGGCCGCAGCGATGACCGGCTATTCGGTCTACATGATCCGCCGCTTCGCGCATCGCGGCGAGTTTGCGGCGTGTATGCCGCGCGGCAAACGCGGCGGCTGGGAAATCATCAAACCATCTTTCGAGGCGTGGTGGAGCAGTAAGCGGGCCTCTTCAGCAAACAGATAAGGAGAACACACACATGGAACTAACTGAAATCATCGGCGCTGGGCTGTTCGCCATCGCCATCCTCGCCGCGCTGTGGCAGACGGCATTCGCTTTCGGCCATCGCGCGGGACAAACCACGGAGCGGCTAATGGCCGACAAGCGCGTCCAAGGGCTGCTCAAGTCGGTCAACCAGCAAAAGCCAAGCCGCCGCCTGACCTACCGCAAGGTCGACCCGCGCTCGGTCGGCAAAAAACGCTACCTTAACTCGCGCCTGCCGGGGGAGGTGCTGGCGTGAGCATCGCCCCCGCCATTCGTGACAATGACGGAACCGCACCGTGCCTGCCGCCGCATATTTTGGGACGGCTGCTCGACAAGCTGCGCGAGAAAATCAGCACAGAGCAACCAGCAAAACCAGACCCGTGGGCCGGCATCGACAAACTGGCCCGCGAAATGGAAGCCAACCGATGAACCCGCATCTTCCTCCGGATGAAGCTGTGGTCGCGGCCCTAGTTTTAGTCGGCATCGGCTTCGCGGTTATCTGGTTAATCGAATACTGGAAATGATTGCCGACCTTTTTGAGCTTGGCGTCGGTGCGCGTTCTCACAACGGACGCCACAGCGCGGCAACTGGCAGCAAAACGCCAGAGCGCAGCGGGTGGGAGTTGGTTGCTTGGCAGATGTTGGAACTGGCGATTGAAGACACGGCCATTCTAGCCCGCTACGGACTTTTTACCCGCGAAGGCGACCTACGCGCATGGCCGCGCAAGCGCACGATCCGCGACGGCTATGTGCGATGGGAACCGATGACGATTGCCTGCATGAAGGACGTGCTGGAACACGCGCGGCTGCGGGAGTTTTGGCTCGACCCGAGCCAAGGGCAGCACTGGTGCGACCTAATTGGCTGCAAGCTGCCAGCCAAGGACATCTGGAAGGGCATCCTTAAACATCACGCGAAATGAGCGGCGCGATCATGGAACTCGAAGACTACTACAACCAAGCGAAGGCCGAGTCGGCAGCAAAGGACGAGCAGATCGACCGCATGGTTGCCATCATCGTGGCGAAGGACAAGCAGATCGAAGAGCTTAAAGAGCAGCGAGCGCGCATGACTGCCGTGCTGGACGATGTGCTCGGCATCGCTCGCCGCCGTGAGGAAGCAGCCCGCCAAGACATTGCGCGGCAGGAGGCGGAGGCGGGTCTATGAATTCTGAAGGGGGAAACCTACAGAAAGCCGGGGCGGGCACTTTTGGGGGGTGCAATCAAACCGCCCTGGCACACTTTACGGTGGGCGAGATCGGCTTTGGGCCTTGTTGGTCTGCGGAGGACTCAATGGCGGCGTCGATCATTCGGCTAGAGCAAGAAAACCAAGAGCTTCGCGCCGAGGTCGCGCTGTTGCGGGAGGAGCAAAACATTTTGCGGGCCAAGCTATGAGCAACCAGACCGTTAACTTCCTTCGCACCTTGAACCGCTGGCGGCGCGGTGACGAAAGCCTTGAACAGCCTTCGCCGCGCGTCATCGGGCAAATGATTGACGATGCGTGTGACCAGATTGAGCGGATGGAGCGGGAGATTGAAGGACTGCGCGATGCGCTGTGCAGCTACAAGTGCCACGACAAGGCGAGCGCCGATGGAGGGTGGGCCAACATATGAGCAAGATGTCGCGCGACAAGGGCAAGAGAGGCGAGCGCGAGTTTTGCGAGTTTCTACGCGAGCGCGGCTTTGATGCTAGGCGTGGGCAGCAGTTTGCGGGCGGCAATGACTCGCCTGACGTGGTGACCGATCTGCCCTGTCACGTCGAGGTGAAGCGCACGGAAACTTTCTCGCCGTCCTATCTGCTCCAAGCCGAGCGGGACGCGCATCCGGCCTTGCAGCCGGCGGTCTTTTGGAAGCGCAACAACTGGAAGTGGTGCGCATTTGTTTGCGCCCACCACTACGTGGCGATGTGGAAAGAGATTTTAACCCTGCGGTCTGAGGTCGAGCGACTTCGCCGTGGGGCAGAACAGCAATCCGCCGGGTGCGCCGGATCGCTGAACAACTAAGCACCAAAGGAGAACAAGAACACACATGGCTAAGATACCACAATCAACGGGCAGCGGCCTCGGCGCGCTGGGAGAACCACCACCGGCAGGAACATACCTCGCCGTCTGCGTGGACGTGATCGACAGCTACGGCGTCGATCGTCCGAAATACCAGAGCGAGGAGATGGAGAAGGTAGACGTGACGCGCTTTGTTTTCGGCGTGAAGACGAAGAAGGGCGATTTGCACAAGATCGCCACGCGCGAGATGAAGATCACGGGCGGGCCGAAGGCCAACCTGACCAAGTTCCTCAAAGCTTGGACGGGCGAGAACCCGAAGCCCGGCATGGACACCGAGGAGCTCAAGGGCAAAGGGGCGCAGATCACGGTGACGGCCGAGGAATCCCGCAACGGAAAGACCTACAACAACATTACGGGCATCGCCCCGGTGTTGGAGGGCTACGAGGCCAACGTGCCGGCGGTGAACGCATTCGCCAATGTCGGCGGATCGGCGGCGAAGTCGGATGATTCCGAGTTCGAGGTGTTGGGTGCGGTTAAGGACGGAAACGACCCGTTCTAAAAAATAGGGGCGGGGAGGCAACGCGGCCAACTTTCGACGGGAAGCCGCAGCCCCTCCGCCCCGCAACCCATACGATTGCGATGGCTATCCTAACGAAGCCGACCCTCGGGTCGAGTCATTGGTATTCACTGGACGGCAAGCCGTGCCACACGGTGCCGACCAAGGACGGAGATGGAACACGCGCCACGACGATTCGTGATGCGCGCAAGATGGGGCTGCTGCCGTCGGTCACGACGATCATCGGCATTCTGGACAAACCGCAACTGACCAAATGGAAAATGAGGGAAGCGGCCAAGGCGGCTCTCAACGTGCCGCCGCCGCAGGGCGAGGAGCCGCTGGATCGGTTTGCCGATCGGGCCATCGAACACGCGATGAGCCAGGTGGGCGAGGCGGCCGATCTCGGCAGCCGCATCCACACCGCCATCGAGAATCTGATGCGCGGCAGCGCGGAGGAAGCGCCGGCCGATCTGATTCCCTACGTCAAACCCGTCATTACCTGGATGCGGGAGAAGGGCATCCGCGTGACGCACTCGGAGATTGTTCTGGTCAATCCAATCCACGGCTTTGCCGGGAGGGTGGACAGTCTCTTCACCTGGGGGCCGGTGGATGCGCCGAATATGGGCATCCTCGACTTCAAGACGAAGAAGACCAAGCCCGACGAGAAGGTCGAAGCCTATGACGAGCACACGTTGCAGTTGGCGGCCTACGCGGCAACGCACTACGGGGCCGAGTATCTCGACCGCGTGCTGGCGGCGAATCTCTTCATCTCGAGCACCGAACCCGGGCGCCTCGAGGTGGTGAAGCACGACAAGGCGCGGCTGGTGGAGGCTTACCACGCCTTCACGCAGATGTGCGCGGTGTGGCGCTTTCGCAAGGGGTATGACCCGAGGCCGGAGGAGTATCGGGAGAGGAGGGCGGCGTGAGGATAACCGGAATTGTTTTAGGAGTCGGCGCGCCAAACAGATGCCGAGACGGCAGCGTGACGATGTGCGCTATCGTGTTGACCGATGATGTCGGCCTCATTCGCGTCTACCCGATCCCGGCAAATCAAAGGTTCCCACTATGGAGTCGCGTGACGCTGGAGGTCGAGCGGAGCAATACGGACAACAGGTCCGAAAGCTACAAGTTGCAATACTTCGAGGTCATTGGCGCTGTTACCGAGCATGATGATAAGCGCGATATCTTGGATGCCTGCATAATCAAAAGCGGCACAACCGACCCGCTGGAATATTGCAACGGCAGACGTAGCAGCATCGCCTTGGTCAAGATTCCGCCCAATAGCTTGGGCATCGGTATGTCACCGCGCTCTCCGGTGCCCCGCATTGACGAGGACGATCAAGAATATTCGTGGATTCTGTCGCAAGACCAGCACTGGCAAAAGCCGTATCTGGAATGGGAGTCGGAGCAGGGTAAGTGCCACAAGACGCACTTGGTCGGCCGCGAGGTTTATATGGGGTTGCAGAACAACGCAACGCGCCCACTCGCGATCTACGAGAACATGGGCATCACCGTTCCCGATTTTGAACACTGGTTGCTATTAGGGAACATGAAGGACAAGCGCAACGTCTGGGTCGGCGTGCATTTGCACCGCCTAAAAAAGCAGTCGTGCGGTTCTATCCCGCTCTTTTGCGGGATTCGCAATGGAAAGCCCGACGCATGGCCGTATT